GAAGAAAGGAACTTTCTAAATAAGACAATAGTGACTATAGAGGAGGTGACGCCATAATGAAGAAAAAACAGTCCATAAAAAAAGAAAAGCAACTCACAGAAAAAGAAAAGGAAAATGTCGCGTTATTAATAAAGAGGATGACAGAGGAGGCAAGTAAGTAATTGTAAAAAACCACAATATGTGGTATATTTAAGACAAATAAACATAAAGCCATGAATGGCAGGAGGACATAGAAATGTCACAGACAGAACAAAACGTTACAACGGAAGTAAAAGTACCTGAACCTAAACTATTTTCTGAAGATTATGTTAAGACCATCAGGGAAGAAGCGAAAGAAAACAGGCTCGCAAGAAAAGCCGCCGAAGAAGAACGCGATAACCTCGCCTTGAAGTTTAAGGACGTAATCGGACTAAAACCCGAAGACCCACTGAAAGACGAAAGCATCACGCTCTACAAGGAGAACTTGACGAAGAATATGAACGCAGCGCTCGAAAAGGCCAACGAAAGACTATTACAGGCTGAAATCAAATCCCTTGATGGGTATGATGTAAAACTTGTAAGCAGGCTATTGGACCGCTCCAAAGTCACGATTGAAGAGGACGGCACAATTAAAGGCTTGAAAGAAGCGATAACAGCGCTAGAGGAAGAGTTCCCACAGATAAGAAAGGGAACACAGACCGGCGGCGCAAATCCACCGCCAAACAACGCGACAGAAGTCGAAGTCTTGGAGCAGAAATTAAAACAAGCTCACAAAGACGGGGATGCTCTGTCCATAGTATCACTCACCCGACAGATATTCGAGGCGAGGAGCAAGAAATAAGGAGATAAAAAATGGCTAACGAAGCAACAGGTACAATCTGGGGACTGCCCAACTATACAGGGGCGCTCTATACCAGCGATATGATTAATACACCGTTCTTGTCCATGATAGGCGGACTTAACGGCGGAAGACAGACAACAAACTTTGAGTTTCCGACAACTTCAGAGTACAACCACGAAACTTTGCAACAGGAAACAATCACAGAGAATGAATCCATAGCAGGCGTAACCGCAATAAACAGGGTACGTGAGCAGAAAAAGAACGTAGTGCAGATATTCCAGGAAAAAATCATACTATCCTATGTTAAGATGTCTAACTACGGCAGGCTTGACGGAATCAACACTGCAGGCGGAGCAAACCCAGTAACAAACGAAAAGGACTGGCAGATAGCAAAGGCTCTCGAGGAAATCGCAAGAAAAGTGGAATGGCACTTCTTACAGGGAACATATGCACTCTCAACAACCAGCGACACCCCGAATCAGACCAGGGGCATGATAGCGGCTGCTGCTCTCGCTAACAACACAGTTAACGCAAGCGCAGTAGACTTATCCAAAGACCTTATGGATGAGATACTCTTGACTATGTTCGAGAACGGAGCAATGTTCAAAAACCCAGTAATCTTCTGCGGAGGATTCCAGAAGCAGAAACTCTCTGCAATCTACGGATACGCACCTGAAGACAGGAACGTCGGCGGAGTGAACATCAAACAGATTGAAACAGACTACGGCAACATAGGTGTGGCTAACCCACATAGAATGATGCCTAGTTCAACCCTATTGATAGCGGACGTCGCAATGTGCGCTCCAGTATTCCAGCCAGTACCAGGAAAAGGAAACCTCTTCTATGAGGAACTCTCTAAGACAGGCGCCGCTGAATCAGGGCAGATATTCGGGCAGATAGGCTTAGACTACGGCCCAGCATGGTGCCACGGCACAATCACAAATTTAGCAACATCATAAGTAACAATGGAACAAACGGGGGGCATTGACCCCCCTACATTGAAAGGAGCAATAAAATGGCAGGAGCAATAGATATAAAGTACAACAAAGTCAGAAATCCTCAATTGAGGGAGTTTATCGAGAAGGATTTTCACGATGAATTATTTGATGTGACCACAGGGCATGACCATGACGGCGTGAACTCGCCTACATTGAGTCCCGCAGCAGTGATTGCAAACAACTCCATAATATCTGCAAAAATAGTGGACGGAGCAGTAACAACCGACAAACTCGGAGCAGACGCAGTCATTGGAACCAAGATAGCGGATAACGCAGTTGATAGCGAGCATATCAAAGCAGGAGCTATTGATACAGCGCATATCGGCGACTTGCAGGTTACCAAGGAAAAGATAGCGGCAGATGCTATTGACGGCACAAAAATAGGTGACGATTCAATTGATTCTGAACACATAGTGGATGGTGCGGTAGATTTAGCACATATGAGCGCTAACTCTGTAGACAGCGACCAGTATGTAGACGGCTCTATTGATACAGTTCACCTTGCGGCTACAACTACACCGACAGCCATAACGATAGCAGACCCTGGAACTGGAAAAGCAATACCAGTAACAGGCAATGGGAACGTCGCATTGACCCTTGCAGGAGCGGGCGAAACCAACACACTGGCGGTCCCTACATTCGCAGGGCAGATTCTGACCATATCGGCAGACACAGTTGCTGCAAGCGCGGCAAGAACCGTTACAGTAGCCTCAGCGATAAACGCGACAGGCAATAATACATTGACTTTTGATGCTGCGGGCGGATTCATATCGCTTTACGGCATCAAATTAGGAGAAACATTCGCCTGGAGGGTTTTAGCCTCTGACGGAGTAACTCTCAGCACAGTAGGATAAACTAACGGGAGGCTCAGTCCTCCCTTGTCTTTTTTAGGAGGAAACAATGAAATTTTATGGAGTAGGTATAGTATGGAATCCGAAAACAAACAAGAGGCTATGCAGATTCGAGAACGGAAGCCTTGAAACCGAAGACGAAGAAGTCATAAACCAGCTTATAGAAAGAAACTATAAGCATGACGGAGAATATCAGGAAGCGCCGACACTTGAAGAACTGAGGGAAAAAGCAAAAGAACTCGGAATCAAAAGTTACGCGTCCATGAAATATGAAACATTAATTGACAAAATAGGAGGCTTGAAATGAGCGAAACAAGAACTACGCAGATTCTAGAATTAAACGCAAGGTCAAAAGTTGTAAATGTAACAGGTGCGGAAGCCATAGCATATACTTTGAAGCCTGGCGCGAAATTCAGATTAAAAGAAATAAGGGTTCATCTGTCAGACGCAGGCGGAGCGGGCAACCTTACAGCGACAGTAGACGCAGCCGCAGGCGCAGCCTATGACGCAGTAGTGTACTCGCAGGACATGACCTCTGTCACCGATTTATTTTATCAGCCGACATTCCCAATCCAGTTTGAAGCGGCAGACGAAGTGGATTTCGCATGGGCCAACGCTTCATCAAGGACATACGGACTATCAATTTACTATGACTTGTTATAGGGGGATAAAATGCTGACAGTAGGAACAGACACTTACATCTCATTAGATGACGCCCAAGAATATTTATCTGAGAATTACATATCTACGGATGAGAAGCTGATAGCGTGGAACGCGTTATCCGACACCGACAAGGAAATCTTGTTAAGAAAAGCTTTGAAGATAGTCGATAGCCAACCATACACAGGATTCAAAGTCCAGACTACTCAAACATTGGAGTTTCCGAGGGCGATTTACACGATGATTCCGTACGATGTGTACGAACCATCAGGAATATGGCCTGAGAACTGGTACGTGCAATCGGAAGTCCCCGACGCAGTGAAATACGCCCAATGTGAGATAGCCTTTGAGATGGCTTCAGGCACGTCAAACCGCGTCAAACTGCAAAGGCAGGGTGTTAAGTCATTCTCATTGGGAAACCTCTCAGAAACCTATTCAGGCGCGTCCAACAGTATAGTGAGCCACGAGGCAAAGGAATTGCTGAAACCGTATATCGGAGGAGGCTACAGGATAGCATGATTAAAGCATATGCCAATCAGACTTTGATATTAAAAAAACCCGCATCGGTGAACGAGTACAACGAAGCCACCTATTCCAGTACCTCAATCAAGGGAAGACTGGAGAACGGATATAAATTAATAAGGAACAAGCAGGGCGAAGAAACCGTATCATCCGCGAGAGTATTCACCAAAACACTGGTGCAGGTAGATGATATGATTAACGATATGCTTGTGATATCATCAGAACCTTTAACCGATATAGACGGAAAGACAGGATTTTATACGGTGTATTTAAAATGAAGATGACAATAGAGGGAGTCGACAAACTCAATACCGCATTAAAGATGATTCCTGACAAGACCGCCAAAGCGATTGAAAAAGAGCTGAAGACTGTCGCGCTGGATCTGCAAGGCAAGGCTCAGATGTTAGCGCCAGTAATGACAGGCGACTTGAGAGGCTCAGCGTTCGCGGTAGTGGGCAAGGTAATGGCAGCAGAACCTTTAGCTGACAGCGACCCCAAGTCTATAAGGGGCGACATACCGAAAGCCGAGAACCTTGAAGCGATAGTCGGATTCTCAGAACCTTACGCATTAAGGCAGCACGAGGAAACAGGTTACAGACATCCTAAGGGTGGACAGGCGAAGTACCTTGAAACCCCTTATAAGCAGAACAAGGACAGATACGTCAAGTATATTCAGGAGGAAATCAGAAAGGCGGTAGAGAAATGAGCATGACCACCGAAGTAAGAGGCTTGTTGTCGACCATAAGCAGTGTATACATCGGAAGCTACCCTCCGTCGCCTGACAACGTGGTGGCGATATATAATACGGGAGGCTATCCGAGGGACCTGACAGGCAACTATGTAGAAGAACTCACATTCCAAATCAGGGTCAGAAACTCGTCATACCAGACAGGCGAAACCTTGTGCAACACCATAAACGGACTGCTTCACGGGAATTCGACGGAGAAGCTCCTGATGATAGAGAACCAGTCGGGAATACTGGATTTAGGCAGGGATGACAATGACAGGCCCGAATTTACAATGAACTATAGATGTTATTACCGCGAAAATGTGGTATAATATAGCAGTAAAGACGAACAATTACGCGTTCTTAACGCAGAAACCAGGAGGCTATCAAAAATGGCAGAAGTAGCAGGAAAAACCAATGTAGTATATGTCCACACCGAAGCGATGACGAGTTCAACAGGCGCTAAGATAACTGGTGCAGATAATGCCAGTTACAAGACCTTATGCGACATTCTCGACATCACGTCATTCGGGGACACTAACAGAAAGAGAATGGCAGGATTGCTTGATACCGAAATAACAGTATCGGGAAACATCTACACAGGGGACACAGGGCAGGGATTACTTGTTCCAGGAACAACAGTATTTATAGGCTGTTATCCACAGGGAACGGCAGTACCGTCAATGCAGGTCCAGGCGATTGTGAATTCATTTGAGGCTTCATACCCAGTAGACGGAAAGCAGACATTCAGCGCGACATTCTCGTGCATAGCAGCGCCAGTAGCATTACCAGCACAGGCATAGGAATAGGAGGTGGCTAAATGGCCGAGGTAGCAGGAAGAAATACCGTGCTTAAAATAAGCGGTGACGCTGTGGCTATGACAGGCGAAGCCACGACAGAAGACGTCACAACAAAAATCTATCAGATAACCGACACCGCCAAGCAAGTGCTTGACCGGACCGCAACAATCAGGGTACACGTTCAAGGCGCAGACGAAACGGCTGAAGACGGCACGACAGAAACCAACATCGAGATAACAGGCCACGGACTGGTAGCGGGTGACTTGATAATCAACAAAACCCACGCAGGGGCAAGGCTTGTAATAGCGAAAGTTGATGCTAATAACATCACAGTAGCGGCTATCACAGGAATGACGAACGGCGACACTATCGAAACTTACAAGACGCAGGATTCCTCAACCTACACGTTGAACAGATTAAGCGGTAAGGCAACATTTGCGACCGCGTCATCAAGGGTAGTCAAGATATCAGGAAGTTATCTGCCGATGACGACCGCAGCTTATGCTCATAACGCTACATCGAACAGGGCAGCAGATGTCGTTGACGTGACAGCATATGGCGACACGCACAAAAAGCGGGCAGTAACATTACTTTCTGCAAGCGGTTCGTTGAGCCAGTTCGACATCACAGACACGACCTATTCAGACGCCCTGTCTGCAGGAGTTCCTGTAGTGCTTGAATTAAGCGAAGACGGCGTAGTCGAACCTACGCGGTATTGGGTGCTTCTAGAAAGTGACGAAGTAACAGCGGCGATAGACGGAGTACAGGACAAAACAGTATCATGGGTAAGTTATGACACATGGCTAAGGCTAGGTGTATAAAAATAAAAGGAGGATATAAAATGGCACTATTAACAAGGGAAGACATACTGAATTACAATGACATCAAGACCGAAATCGTACCAGTTCCAGAATGGGGCGGGGAAGTCAAGGTCAAAGGACTGACAGCAGGCGAAAGGGACAAGTGGGAAGCCTCTTTATATTCCACCAAACGACACGGCAGCAACTTCGAGATAGTATCTAACAGAGATAACCTCAGGGCGAAGTTTATCGCAGTGTCTGTCGTGGACGATAAGGGAAAGCTCTTGTTCACCTCAGGGGATATTGAGGCATTATCCAAGAAGTCAGCAGCACCTGTAGACAGGATATTCTCAGTCGCGCAGAGGCTGAGCGGTATGTCTGATAATGACGTGGAGGAGCTTGAAAAAAACTTGAACGGCGACCAGAAAGATATTTCTATTACAGTTTAGCTGAAATTTTAGGCTATGCTTCTGTAGGGAAGATGCTTTCTGAAATGAGCAGTATCGAAGTGTCTGAATGGCTCGCCTACTTCAAAATTAAATCAAGAAGAGAACAGCAACGATATGACGAGAACGCTGAAAAAGCGAAACAGCGTGCGAAAGAGAATAACCACTAGGAGGCAGTCTTGGCAACTATAGCGAATCTGCTTGTAAAAATTGGAGCAGACATTGAAAATCTGAAAAAAGGCATGACAGAGGCGCAGAACAAAGTCAACAAGACTGCTGATGCTTTCAAAAAAGCAGGAACGGTCATGACGGTCGGAGTTACAGCACCCCTCATAGCGGCGGGTGCTGCTTCCTTTAAAATGGCCTCAGACGTGGAAGAAGCCGTGAACAAGGTCGAGGTCGCGTTCCAAAAGAACGCTGATGAGGTCCAAGCATGGGCGAAAACTACCTTGTCATCAATCGGACTCGCGGAGGGTACGGCGCTCGATATGGCCGCTGGTTATGGCGACATGGCAACCTCAATGGGAAAAACCACTAAAGAAGCAGCCAAGATGTCAGTCGAAATGGTCAATCTTGCTGGAGATATGGCATCATACAAAAATATAGATATAGCCCAAGTCAACACCGCTTTAACGGGCATATTCACAGGCGAAACAGAATCCCTGAAACGATTAGGAATCGTAATGACCGAAACTAACCTTGAAGCATATGCACTGTCAAGGGGAATCCAAGAGAATATAAAGGATATGGACCAAGCGACAAAGGTCCAGTTAAGATATGAATACGTTATGGAGATGACCAAGAACTCGCAGGGCGACTTCGCG